ATGATGGATACGACGACACGCGACAGTTACAAAAATGCTCCGCACAAGTTCTGGGAAGACGGAAGTGGTATAAATGTATTGACACGTGACCTGAACGACAAATTCAGTGGAACGACAGAAAATCGTCCGCAAAGCCCACAAAATAACCAACAGTATTTTGATACAACGCTGAACAAGATGTTGTATTACATTAACAATAACTGGGTCGATGCTATGGGAGAAGTAATTAACTAAATGGGGCTATATGAATCTACTGATTTTATTGAATTTGAATTAGATAATAAAAGTTAATGTAATAAAAAATAGAAAAATGTTTAAATATGCGTAAGTTTTTCTGAGTTCAATTGTTATCATATATAGAGACTATGTGATGTTACGAAAGGGGAAAAGAAAAATGCCAAAAACAGAGTATGTTGAAAAAACAATATATAATATCGAAGGAGTAAATGTGGATTTTATTAAAGATGGAAAGAATGTCCGTAATGAAGTACAACTTCCTAATAATTATAAAGCGGGAAAAGCAACTAAAAATGCATACAGTGTAGCTCAGTTCAAAGATAAGCTAAAAAAGCAATTTGCAGGATATGATTTTAAAGTATATGATGGTAACGGAAATGTGTGCCGGGGGAATATGCTTTTGGGAACGGTTAGAGATACATATCTTGATGATGAAAATTAGATTGCCAATATAGTAAGAGGAGTTGAAGAAATTTTCTGAGGTGGAAAGATGATAAAGGAGTAATATAGGATGAGTGAGATGTTGAATTCGCTGGGAACTAATAAAGATTCGTTGACCGTACTTATTGTGATACTCACATTTATAACAAGCATCTTTTCACTCGTCTTTTCTGTAAGAAATAATAAGGCAGTACATTACATTAATTCTGTTACTAAAAACAGAGTAGAATGGATCGGGAATTTACGAGATACAATTTCAAAATTTCTTTCAATATTAAATACAGAGGAATTTACGGAGAACTTTGTTTCTCCAAAAGAGATGTTAGAACAAGACTATGGCGCAAAAACAAAAGAATTATGTCAACTAGGTGTAAAAATAAAGTTATTGTTAAATTTTTCGGATGAATTAGATAACGAGATAATCAAAGCGATTGACTTGCAAATAGTTAATTATAAGCTATTGTGTGAAAAAATATTGAATTGTGCATTTAAGGACTTAGATAATGGAAAAGAGATATTTGTGCCAAGTGGTGAAATATATGAATTGCAGAAGAATATTGAAAAAATATCAGAAGATATAATTAGAGATTTTCAAATTTATTTAAAATCAGAATGGAATCGTGTTAAATATGAGTCACAGGGGAAAAAATATGAAAAAGAAACGCAAGAATTTGACTTAATGGAATTAAATAAAGAATATGATGATCCAGATTATGAAAATGAAGTTTGGAAACGTTTTTGCATAAATATCAAAGCAAAACTCAAGAGACTATCAAAAACTCCGTGTTTTATCATATTTATGTTTGGAATGTTTATTATTATGATATTTTTGATTATAGCTTAGAAAAAGAGAGGAATAAAACCTCTCTTTTTCTATGAAGGGGGAAAGAAATATGGAAATCAGAGCAAGACCGAAAGGTCTTATTTTTATACTCAAAAACAGAGAAAAGAAAGGAAAACAGCATGGAAACAATTATTTCAGCCTGCATCTCAGCAGGCGTAACACTTGTAATCTGCCTGTTGAACAATCACGGGCAGCAGGAAAAGACTAGAGCTCTTATGGAATACAAGCTGGATGAGCTGACCAAAAGAGTAGACGAACACAACCATGTGGTTGAACGTACATATAGTATAGAGAGGGAACTCTCCATACAGAAAGAGCAGATCAAGGTAGCAGACCATAGAATTGAAGATTTGGAGGGAATTGAACATGAACATTGAAACATTAATGCAGTACATGAGTTACATTTTGGCAGGAATCGGAGTGCTGGCCTTCTTGGTCAGCGTGATCGTGCAGGCAATCAAGGAGATGCCGGCACTGAAAAAAGTGCAGACGAATGTTGTGGCACTGATCACATCACTGATCCTGACACCGGCAGCAGTAATCGTCTTGTGCACCTATTATCAGATAGCAATTGAGTGGTATTACATTTTCGCATCATTCATTGCCGCTTTTATAGTTTACCTGGTCAGTACAGGTGGTTGGGAACGTGTGACAGAGATGTGGAATCGGAATACATATAAGAAAAAATAGAATTGCACCAGTGCAAGAAAGGAGAATATCATGACAGAACAGACGGTAAAAGAAATTATTAAGAGTTTTGCCTACGGACTTTCAGCAAAGGAAATCTCAGACAATGAGGGCACATCATTGGAAACTATGCAGAAATTCGCAGAGGAGCACGTAGCAGAGATCGAACAGAAGAAAGGTGGATGGTATGAGTAAACCTATCATTGATGTATCTTACCACAACGGAGTCATTAACTGGGAAAAGGTAAAGGCATCTGGTTGTGCCGGAGCTATCCTTAGATGTGGATATGGAGATGATATCGCATCACAGGACGATAAGCAGTGGATTCGCAACCTTGCAGAGTGCGAAAGACTTGGAATTCCGGTAGGAGTCTATCTGTACAGCTACGCTACTTGTGACAGACAGGCAAAATCAGAGCTTGAGCATATCTTGAGATTAATCAAAGGGCATACATTTCAGTTACCTATTTTCATCGATGTTGAAGAGCCGGGTACACAGGGGTACGCTTCTAGCTGCTGTGAAATTGTCTGCGAGGGACTTAAAGCGAATGGATATACTCCTGGAATCTACGCTTCGCTGAGTTGGTTCAACAACTGCCTCGGCAGCGTGCGCGGAAAGTATGTTGAGTGGATGGCAAGATACAAGAATCTTCCGGAAGATACATACAATGGTCAGTATGCTATTTGGCAGTATGCTTCTGATGGACAGGTAGATGGAGTCAGTGGAAGAGTAGATGTCAATCATTGTTATATGGAATTTGGTGGAAGTGTTCAGCCTGTTACACCGTCAGCACCATCTAAGCCGGTAGAAAAGAAAGACTTAGGACAGGTCGATATTACATATCAGGCTTTCACAGACAGATGGTGGCCACCAGTGGTGAATAAAATCAACTGGGCTGGAAAAAGTGATGATGTTTCGATTAAGTGGCTTGCCATTAAAGTAAGCAAAGGAAGTATCCGGGCACGCGTCTATACGCAGGCTAATAGTTGGTTGCCATATCTTACATTCGGCAACAGCTATGATCTGAATGACAAGAAGAATGGAATCCTCGGAGATGGTTCAGAGATTCTTGCAGTTGAACTGTACTACATCACACCGGAAGGATATAAGTACAAGATGGTTCACTACAGAGTTTCTGTTAAGAACAATCCAAACTTCTACAGCGAGCAGATCGATACGCTGACAGCAAGCGGTGCAGATGGATATGCAGGAGATAAGAAGAGATTTGTTGATAAGTTCCAGGCTTGGATTGAGTAAAAAAGACGCCCCAGAGTAGCTTTGGGGCATTAATATTGTATCATCAATAATATATATGGCTTAGTAATACGTTCCGGATATAGATTGAACAAAGTAATGACTTAGATGATTATAGTTATCACAAACCATTATCCTCTGATAGAAACAATAGGAGGATAATGGCTTAACAAAAAGAATACAAATTAACAAGGCGTTGACAAAATTAACAACTTAGTGTATAATGCAAAATGTAAAGGAGAAAAACATGTATACACAATGGAGGGAACAATTATGCTGACGAGATTTGGGAAAAAGTTGCGCACGTTACGCTTGGAAAAAGACCAAAGATTAAAAGATATGGCTGATGAACTTGGAGTTACCGCTGCATATCTGTCAGCTGTAGAAAATGGAAAACGAAGCGTACCTGATCTATGGATAGGAAAATTATCTGATAGATATGGCCTTTCTGATAGTGAAATTGAAGAACTACAGAAATTGGCGTATGAGGATAAAACTAATATTAAAATTGACTTGAATGATGCAGAAGATGCAGAAGTAGGTTTAGCTTTATCTTTTGCAAGAAAATTCAAAGATTTGTCGGATGAACAGGTAAGCGAAATTCAAAGGATACTTGACGAGTAAGAAAAGGAGGAAATAATGGCAAAATGCATCGCAGATCCAATTTCTAGAAAAGATATAAGAATGATGGCAAATCGGATTAGAATCATAGAAAGAAGCTATGGAAATTTATATTTTGACATTGTTCATTTTTTAGAAGTTACCTTACCTAAAATTGATCCAAGTTTTACTTTTTTGGTAAAACCGAGAAGTGAAATGGGAGAATGCCATGGACTTACATATCCAGATAGAAATGAAATTCAAATTAGAGAAGATGTATATGAAAGAGCATGCAATGGAAGTGGAAGAGATAGGCTGACAATGGCACATGAGTTGTTTCATTTGCTCTATCACTGTAAAGAAAATATAAGTTATGCTCGTAGTGACAATATAGAAATTTATAGAGATCCGGAATGGCAGGCAGATGCATTTGGAGGAGAATTGTTAATTCCATACGATCTAATTGTAGGAATGACTCCGCAGCAAGTAGCTATTGAATGTCGAGTATCGCTTGCTGCGGCAAAATGTCAACTTAGAAAAAGATGA